TATAGAATGTGTTTATTTTTTAAGCCTCCTTCTTGATGTAGTGGGGAGACAGGTACTTCTGCAGGTTAAGGTAGGTAACCACAACGTCGGCGGGGGGTGCGAGGAGGTCACGGAGTGTATCGTCGAGGACGATTTGGCGACCGTTTTCGGGATGTTTGAGACCCTTTTCGGTGATGTACTTGTTAATGAACTTGGTCACTTCCGAGCGGGAGATGAGTTCTTCAGCTGGAAGACCGAGGAATGTGCGCAACTTAGGCGTCACATCTTGCTTGCGGTTGAAGCCGTTGTTGGCAGCGCGAGCCTTAGCCTTCTCACCATCAGGATCCTCTTGAGTGTTCTTGACCTTACGAACAAGTTTGGTCAGGTTCTTAATATCGTTGCGGAGGGCGGCAATTTCGACTTCAATGGTTTCAAGAGACATTATATCTTTCTTACCTGCTTAATCTTTAAGTGCCTGAAGAAGTAGATAATAGACACGGTCACAATCAGCCATAGTAAAAAGACAAATCTACGATTGCTCAATGTGACAAAAGTTGCCCTGTCTATATAACGGAAAGGTTGTCTAGACCCATCATCAGGACATCCACCCGCACAACAGTCACTCGGGCATGGCACGACATTTGGTCCTTTCCTCACACCACAAAATTGTTCCTTCTCACCTGTGTATGAATAGCAGCGACATTCTTCGATGACGTTGCATACCATTTATTATATCGTGATATAATAATGGATGATAAGATTTATTCAAAGGCTGCGATTGATAAATTTATGAATGAAAATTTATTTTTCAAGGATGCTAAATTGAAAAAATACTACGATCGAAACTTACAGAGAGACTTTGGTAAGTTCCGTGCCCGGGTCAAAAGTACCCACACTGATAAAGATTTCGAAAAGATCATATATGTATTTGTGACGGATTCCATTCGCGATATCATATTGGACACGATCGGGGATCTCACACAGTTCCTGAGTTCCTCGGGCGATCTCATCGTAAGTGGGGGTGAGGCATTCAATTTGTACGTGGATTTCAATGATCGAATCATCACGAGTGATATTGATGCAAAGTTTGTACCCAGACTTCCAATGAATGATACATACTTTGGAAAACTTCAAGCGGTCAAACTCTTACTATGGAACAAACTAGGAGAAATAGCGAAGCGTCTCAATTTACGTATTAAAAAGCGAATTATGTTGATGCAAACGATGCACTCCAAATTGTTTAAGTTTTTGGGGATTGGTTTCAAACAGACGGGTCCGTTCGTTACACGGAGATACTCCTTGATTAAGAAAAAGAAGACTTCCAATAACAATCGACCTGGTAAGGGTGATATCTTCATCGATGTAGAACTTTTTGCACTCGATTTAAACATGCGACTTTTCTCCGCAAAATCTAACAAGATCGAAGACTTCAACATGGGTGGTATTCTCGACATTCCGTTCATGCGACCCAAAGAGTTTGGATATGAAGTGGCACTCACGAAAAAAAGGGGTGTGACGTATCGTGATGTGGTCACTGGTAAATTGACCAATGATAAGCGTATACTTGTCGCGAGTAAGGAATTTCTTATTGAGGATATCTATTTGATGCATAAACTCCGTCTTCGCCCAGAGAAAAAGGAAAAGGATCGACAGAGACTTGTCCGTTTGGCACAGCTTTTCGATAAACGCATCAAGGCGTCTAATTCCATGGACGATGTCTTCCGGAAGGTATCCCCCAAGATTATCACAGGGAAGAAAGTACGACCACAGACAGCTAAGGTTTCTATAAACAAAGCTATGAAAGTCGATCCTGGGAAGTACAAAAACTACACGACGCAACCCTCCAGTGATAAACTGTCTAAACAGATCGTACATGGTCTCAAACCTGTAGTAAAAAACACCAACGTAGAGGGATATAAGAAATCCTCAGGAAACAAGCGTTTTAACATAGGGAAACTCGAGTGGAAGAATGTCACCAACACAGCGTATGTCAAGAATGAATATTCATTGCGTCCAGAAAATGCCAAGCCACTCCCCAAGAATATGAACACCTCCAAGACACTGTATGGATATAATCCCAGGAGAAACCAATGGGTACCAAAAACGTTACTCGATAAGGCTGCGAATATCCCATTTGTTGGTTTAAAGAAATGAAACCAAATACATGTATAAATGATCTACACTGCTCCCACCAAAGGTGAAGATGGTCTCTACTTTGTGAAGGTTCTCAATGACGACAAGCGTAAGTGTCTTGTCCAGCTCAACAAAGTGAAGGTTACTGACGTATCAGGTGACGTCGCTATGGATATCGTTTCGGATGTCAACACCCAGAGGATCGAATGTATCGATACGCGTAACCTGGAAGCGGCCCTCGAGAATTGTGAATCATGGTTTGGTAAGAAGTTGTCTGAAAGTGTCATCAAGGGTGCCTATACATCCGCACTCGACTCGGGTACAATGACATGTGACCGCCTCGATGTTACCAAGGTTTTCAATGCACAACAGGGTACCGTCGAATTTGATACTCTCCAGCCCGAGAAGACTTGTGATGTCATTCTCGAATTCGCCGGACTCTGGTTCGCCAAAAAGGCATTCGGTCCAACATGGAACGTTGTCCAGGTCAGGGTCCATGATGACCCAATCATCGATACTTACCCAGCCGAGTATGCTTTTGTCGATGAAGATGACCAATAAAAAAATTGTTATACATATATAAAAGATAATGAAGGGTCGTAAACAGAACATCGTGATGTTGGTCGCCGTCGCTGCCTTGATCTTCCTGCTTTTTTCCATGAACAATAAGTCGAGCTACACTATCGTCGAGCGTCAATACGCGCCTTTCGGTATGGCCCCCTCCGCGGGGCCCGCCGCTGCCCCAACCGATGCCGTGTGTGGTGGCATGAACAAGGGTACCGGCCTCGCTTCCTCGCTCCTCCCCCGTGAGGTTGCCTCCGCGGAAGATTTCGGTCAGTTTGCCCCAGAGGACATCCTCGCGGGTCAAAACTTCCTTGAACCCCGTAAGCAGATTGGTTTCCCCGAGACTGTCGGTGGTGCCCTCCGCAACGCGAACCAGCAGATCCGTAAGGACCCTCCCAACCCCAAGGAACCCTTCGTGTGGAACAACTCCACCATCGTGCCCGATCTCATGCAGCGTGGTCTTTGCGCTTAAAGATTTAGTTCTAGTATTTAATAATAACCATGTCATCAGTTGCACCTGACCTCTCCGAGAATGTATCTAAACTGGTAGAGCTCACAAAACAATTAACCGATGCGAAATCTGATATCAAGGTTCTCACTCAGGAGGAAAAACGTCTCAAGGAAAAAGTGAAAAAGCACATGGTCGAACAAGGTATCGATACGATTAACCTCAGGAAGGGTAAAATCAGTATACGTAAATCAGTCAGGAAATCTGGTATGAGTAAAGATGCCATCAAGGATGGTTTAATGACATTTTTCGGTGGAGACGAAACTAAGGTCGAAGGAGCCCTAAATGCAATTAAAGATGGACTTAAAACGAGAGAATCTACTTCAATATCCCTAACTGGTATAAAGGAGAAGCCCGAGAAAGAAGATAAGTAACTAACCATGGTCTGGAGCCAATACGTATACGAAGCGAACATCGGCCTTGATGCCGATGTAAGCGACGACGATGAATTTAATGAATACACTCCTCTGAATATCGAAGACTGGGAAGTCGAATACTCAGATGAATTACACATGATGTGGGATACCATCAGGACCCTCCTATATGATGCAAGAGTTGAACACATGGGGAAATTTTGTGACTTTGTGGAGTTTTGTTACACGGAACATGATCCATACAATGAACGTACACAAACGGAACGAGACGATGTACTTTTTCATATTTGGAAACATGTCAGGCGAATCGTAAATAACAATGGAATGCACGAAGATATTATGCGGGGTGCCTCCTATGATCATTTCGCGCATTTCATGGAAAATTATGTATGCTTATATTAAATGCTCGCCGATATCACCGCTCAAAAAGTTGCCATCCCCGCCGCCCTTTTTCTCGCACTCAGCCCCGGTATTCTCGTGACCACCGCGGGCAAGAACGTCAAATTCATGAACCGCAAGACCGCACAGCCTGCTGTGTTCTTCCACGCGCTCGTGTTCTTTCTCGTGTACAGTCTCATCGCCAAGGCTATGGGTCTCGTACTCACCAAGACCGACCTGCTCGTGACCACTGCTCTCTTCTTGGCTCTCAGCCCCGGTCTACTACTCACTCTTCCCCCAGGATCGGGTGGTGTCTTCCGTTCGGGTCAGACCAGTCTCCCAGCTGTCGTGACACACGCGGTCGTGTTCGCGGTCGTGTTTGCGGTTTTGCGTCGCCAATTTCCTCAGTTCTATTAAGTAAGAAGATGAAGTATCTCATCCTTGGCCCGGCATCAATGGGACTATTTTCACTCATTGGCGCTTTAAAGGTACGCGAGACGCAATTGGCCGATGTGAAGGAAATTTCAGGATCTTCGGCGGGTGCAATTTTGGCACTCTTTTTGGCCATGGGTATGTCTGTAGATGAAATCCTCGAGGAATCTTTATCATTAGATATCCCCAATTTTGTTAAAATACGTATCGGTTCCTTTTTTAACAAATTTGGTTTTGTTGATATGGGACCTATACGCAAAAAGTTGGTGGACATATGTGGTTCCGATCCTAGCTTTATAGAATTGGATATGAAAATATATATTTCAGCATATTGTATGAATACTACTGAAACTGTCTATTTTTCACGGGATACACACCCCAATATGAAGGTAATTGATGCCGTCTGTATGAGTATGGCGGTGCCTTTTATATTTGCATGTGGAAACTATGAAGGAAAAACGTATGTGGACGGTGGGATGAAGGAGGAATTTCCACTCACACCATTTTTAGATAAGAAACCACACGAAGTTACATGTATTAGAATTAAAATGGACAAAATATATCGAGAAAGTATCGATAATCCCAAACAATTTGTGGATATACTCGTTCGTTCAGCACTATCAAATCGCGAGAGCTTCAACACACCGATAGAGGTGGTCGAGGTTAATGTAGGCTGTACGGATATATTTGATTTCAATATGGAATACGAAGAAAAGCTACGATTGTATACAATTGGATATTCGACATAACACTTTTTTTATCAGTTTACTATATATGATAGAGGTTTGCGATCCAGACGCAGATCTTGACATCCTGAAAAAACTCATCAAGATGAACACAGGACACAGTATTAAACTGACAAAAGAACAAACATGCCAGGTCTATGACGATATCAAGGCGGGGAAGTTACCTCTCCCACCTATGATTATGAGCGCAAATAGGACGTACCTCGTCGATAAGAAGTCACCACTCAGACCCACGGATTATGATACACTCTTTGATTCGTCATCTAAACGTGATGATATTAAGAGGGTCGCGCGTAAGGTTGGTCTCCGGCAATTCGACCAGATGACGAAGAGTCAAATGATCGATTCTATCGGTAAGCGTTTGAGGTTCATGAAAGTTCATGAACCCGTAAAGATTGGAAGGACCCCAGTCAAGAAGGAACAGTTCAATAACACAGCAGTGGCGAACAACACAGCAGTGGCGAACAACTTCAATAACACCACCACAGTAGCGAACAATTTCAATAACACCACCACAGTAGCGAACAATTTCAATAACACCACTGTGGCAGCGAATAACACAGCAGTGGCTGCGAACAATAACGCTAACACAGCAGTGAACAGGTTCAATAACACAGCAGTGAGGACGAACAACGTGAACAGGTTCAACAACACCACCGTGGCTGCGAACAACTTCAAGAACACCACTCCCACTCCACAAATAAAGTTCCCTAAGGGTGGTCTTCTCATGAAAGGTCAGAGACCAAAATTTCTTAACGGTCAGGTGAGTGCAGTTAAGAAACCCAATAAATCATTCTTTGCGGGACTTTTTGATAAAAAGGATTTTATTTCAGCTAAAAAGTTTAACGGTGAAAAAAAAGGTTACGTTTTTAAAACTGATAATCAGGGTTTGGGGTATTACAAAAATAAAGGATCTAATGTTCCATTCCCCGGGGGGCAAGGACCCCGTCCCAAACCAAATGGTTTCGGGGAGCCCGTATTTCCTAACGTGCCCAAGGTCCCAAACGCTCCTAATGTCCCAAACGCCATCAATAAAATAAAACAACTCGGGCTCAAAAGAGAACAACCGTTTTTAAATAAGATCAAAGTTGGTGGAGTGAAGCTATCTAATGTAGTAGATGAAGCAACTGCGTATAAAACACTTGAACGTAATTTCATCTCAAAGATGAATACTATAGCTCTATCAAATACAAACCGAGAACAGTTTATTCGGCGTATGGAGACTGATGATCTCAAACAACTTGAAGCTGAGGCGCGACTCAAATCCAGTGAAGCTAATAATGAACAAAAGATGAACATTATACTCACCACTCTTCCATTTGTGAATGATGCGTCAAAGATTTCATTTAAGACCCGTGCCAAAGCTGGGGGTGCTAACATAAATAGTCTCATCGATGAGGTGAAAAAAGAAAATGAAACTAAACGAGCGACTTTCGTTTCGAATCAAAAAATGAAATTCATGGGTATGGTCGTCAATGTCAAACTTTCAAATGATGATAAGAAGAGTCTCGAAGATTTAATTGATAATAAGACAAATTTAAACTCGTTGAAGAATCGCGCAGAAAAATTAGTCGAACAGAGAATCAAGGAAAAGAACTCTCTCGTGAAGCAGAACCTTCTCACATATCTGACACCTTTGAAAATTAATCAAACTAACAAGAATGCTTTCCTCACACGTTTCAATGCGGGTGAAAGTGTTAACACACTCAAACGAGCCGCGAAAGTGCGTGAGGAGGAAGTGTCTCGCGGACAAGGTGAAAATGCGAGAACTCGTCTCGTTAAAAACCTCAATGCACTCAACCTGAATTCCCAAAATAAAAATACA